CTTGTTTGTCAAGATATGCCTGCTGAGCTTCCGGAGAATTAATCCATTCATTATAACCTCTCGCCTGATCCTTGGTCAGTTTTTTATGATTTCCCTGACTTGTATATAATAAGTTTTTATTGTTGTCTATTCTAAATGTATCATAAATATCCTTCCCTGTCTGTCCTATATTCTCCATAAATCTATCAAGTCTTGCTCTCTTTCTTGCCGTTGCGTCATCCCAAACCTGTTGTCTCATCTTTGCCGATTCTACAAGCATCTGAGCTCTTGCCTTGTCTGCTTCAAGATTTCCTTGTTGAGCTTTCAAATCCGACTCTGCATTATATTGATTTATTCCTAAATTATATTTAGCATAATTCATTCTTTGGTCATTATCGAATTTATCTGCAGTTAAAAGCAGATCCCCTATTTTCCCCTGATGAGCTAAATCTCCAGCAGCTATATTTGCCATCGCAGTCGATCTATTTCCTGCACTTAAATTAATATAAGCATTTCTTGCAGCAGCGTTTTCCGCTCTCATTACATTAATATCCCTATTTCTGTCTACAGGGTTATATTGCAAATAACCGCCTATATGAGGAGATGACATATCCCTAAATTTAGCAGATAATGGCATGTTCGCATTCCCATAATCTGGAACATTTGATTTCCCATTCCAATCTGAAAAAGCTTGCATTCCAGACATTATCGTAGGCATATATCTTAACGATGCTGCGTATGGAGCTTTTTTATCGTAATTTGGGCTTGCTGGAACAGGATCTTGTAATGGAACCAACTGTTCCTGATAATCTCCAGGACTCGCCTGAGGAGACGTTTCTGGTAATCTGGAAGAAGGGAAATAGCCCATTTTTCTCGGATAATAATCCATTAAATAGTCCTCCATCTGAGGACTCCATGGAGTTCTTGCTTGGTCAATATCAAAAGGACTATTCGCATTCATCTTTTTATCAAATTCTTCATCAGCGATAGAATCTGTCGGCTTTCTCCAAAAAGAAGACCCTGCCTTTGACGGATAATATGTATCTATAAAATAATTTAATTTTTTGTTTACTGCGTTATAAGGGATACTATTTATTCCGGACGGATCTTTCTCATACTCATTATACATAGCCTCCATTTCCGCGTCCGAAAAAGGCTTTTTAGCAACTACTTTTTGAACAGGCTTTTTAGCAACTACTTTTTGAACAGGCTTTTTTTCAGGAATGTATTCTTGAACGCCTTCTCTCCAATTACTATCTTCTTCTCCATAATAATTGTTGTCATTAGAACCATTCGCCAAAATGTTTACATTGCCATAACGAGTTCCTAATTGACCACCATAAGCATAAGTTTGTTCTCCTCCTTCTTGAGGCTGTTGTTGCTGCATAGCCATCATTTGTTGCTGACCTCCCTGTTGAGGCATTCCACCTTGCAATTCTGACATCTGCTTTTGCAAAGAAGCCGTCTTTGCTTGCTTCTTCGCATTCTGCAAATCTCTAAGTCTCGTCATATTGGCTTTAACTCCTGCTTCTGTAACAGGATCGTTAGGTTCTTCTTTTATTGCTTTATTTATATCTCCTGCAATATACGCAAAAGTATGTTTTGCATATTTCTTCGGAAGATTAGATTTTACAAGTTCTCCACCTGTGGCATACAATCTATTACTAAATACATAATTGTCGTATTTAACTTCCCCTTGTTCTACCAGATTAGGAGTTCCATTTCTGTCAGTTCCCATCTGAACTCCTCCATAAGGATTTTGTTCATGAGTTCCTCCGTTGTTTATTTCTGTAGCCTGATTTTGAAAGGCTGTCATTTTGCCTCCATCAGCAAAAAAATTGTTATTATAATGTTTCATGTTTAATTGTCCTCCATAAGCTGCTACGAAAGCATTTTGTGCATTGTCATCTGCTATTTGTTCTGTTGCGTCAACTGCATTACCAAATGTTGTATATGCTCTGTTTTGAGCTATCCCTTGGTCGTGAATTAAACTGTTATACTTGTCCTTAGCCTTGTGGGACAAAAGACCGTCTCTTCCTACTTTGTTCTGACCAAAATCATTTCCGAAATTAGTGCTTTTCATCTGGTTCATGATATTGTCATAACTACCAACACCAACATTGGCATTATTTAATTGTTTGTTATTAGTTTCTACTCCGTTGATAAATTCCTGATTCATTTTAGAACCCCAAATTCTACTAACTCCACCACCGATAATTCCGGAAGCTGCACTTATAGCTGCTCCTAAAATAGGATTAACTGTACCAACAGCACTGCCAATAGCTCCGCCTACTTTTGAAATACCAGAACCGGCTTTTGATTCAAGACCATCAGCAATAGCGCCACCGGCTAAATTACCAACAGCACTTCCAATAGAGCCTGCTGCTCCTGCAACCATTCCACCGACATTACTTCCGGAAAATGTGTTTTTCATATTACTCATAAAACTACTCTTTCCTCCAGAAGCTCCTCCTGTTCCTCCAGCAGCCGCTCCAGAAGAACTTCCTCCTCCCTGCTGAGGTATTCCTTGATTAGGAGGACTTGTAATCGTCCTACCAAACTGAGACCACCAAGATTCATCTGCAGGCGCATCAGTCTGACCTGCTTTAGAAAAGTAATTTGCTTTTATATGATAACCTTTCCCTTTGTTCCTTATTATATTTTTATTCATACTAAAATCAATTTTAATTCATAAAATTACCTATTATTTAATTAACATATAGCCTGTTATAAACAAAAATAGAGAAATAACAATATTTTATTTCTCTATTACAAGTAAGTTGTTTATTTTACATTCTTTTAATTAAAATAATTAATTGAAAAACTATGTAAAATATTTTTATCTGCATTTTCTTTTTCCTTCTTTAGTTCTAAATATAACCACGGACTTCTCATTCTATCCATGTTGTTTTTATTGCTTCGAGGAATATTAGCTCTCCATATTCTAAATTTCTGTTTTAAAGAAGACGGCACTCCAGATATATTCACAAGAGATTCAGTCCCTCTTTGATGCTCATTCCAAGATGTTAATCTATCAAATGTTGTCTTCAATAAATTATTGTCTGTGTCTGTTGATGTTGCGCAAAACGTTAAAGTGTTGAAAATATTATCTGCACATCCAGCAGTTCCTGTTTGTAATGGATTCCTTTGGTCTGCTTTAGGATTGGCAATAAATGTTAAACCATAAGGCTGATAGCTCTTAAAGAAATAATTATAAGAACCTTCTCTTTCTCCCCATACTTTATAATCTCTGCCATTATTTAAAGAATGAAGCATCAACGTGTGATTACTTAGATTACTTACATAAGGAGTATTCTCATAAGAATAGAAAGAAGAGAACTGACTAATCAAAGAATTATAAGACAAACATTCAGTATCATTTATTATCAATACATCGTTATTATATGTATCATAATACATAACATAATTGCTGAAATCAACAGGATTCCAAATGCTGAAGTCTTGAAGGTTTTTAACCATATATGTTCTAAATCCCTGAGAATCAGATAGACTTTTCATTCCTTCAGAAGAGAACATATACAAACCTTTGTTAATATCGTCAATAAAGAACAAGCTGTTGATAGAACTACACATTGCCCATTTGTTTGAACAGCCTATATCATTTATCGATCTGTATCCTTGAACTTTACCGGAGTTGGCTATTTCAATAGGGATGCCTGCTTCACTGCTGACTTGGACATTCTCATTATACAAAATCTGAGATATTCCTTTTTCCTGAATAGCTAACAAATTATTGTTCAATAACTTAATAGAAGTTATGTCTCCTTTGTTACCATCTAAATCCAAAGTGTTTGCCAAAGTAAGGCTTGTCCAGGCATCTGTTAAATCGCCTATGACTTTTGATGTTGACCATGTTATCTGATTTCTAAACTCATCGTAAGTTCTCAATTCATCATTATTTGAATGATAAGTAAAGTAGTTGTTCTTCTGAGAATAGACCGTATTGACTAAATTGAAATTAGTTTCTGAAATGTTAGTGTTGTTTTTCAGTCCTCTGTTTCTGTCATATCTTCCATCCAAATTTATGCGAGTCTCACACATGAATGAACAAACCTCAGTGTTCTGATTTTGGTCACTCGTTGTAAAAGGCTTTGTCTTGATGTTATCATAACGCTGATAATAAGTATCTCCTTCATCCCATTTTAAAGTAAATGAAGTAATAGCGTCAGTTCCGGATAAAAGATTAATTGCATCTCCACAAGGAAGCCAATTATTATTTGCAAAAGCCTCTTCTGTCTGCCCTCCGAATCTTTCTGCTGTTGTTATTGTATCATTGTAAAGTTCACCCATCCAAAGCCAACCATAGTTTTCTATCAAAGTCTCCTTTGTTGAAAACGGATAAATAGCATCTTGATGAACCATGTTGTTTGCCTGTGTATTCCAGAAAGGAACGAAAGCCGTAGAGCCTGATATTGTAGCTGAATTAAGAGTCCCTTTTGTAGGAGATTCTAAAGTAGGCAATACAACTTGCACATTATCAGTACTATAATTCAATGCCATGACTGCATGAATGTTTGACTTGTATTTCATAGCAACAGGATCTGTACCATAATGTTTTTCTGTGTTTTCCAAATTATCAAGATAATTGCTTAATACATTTGTGTAAACACCGTTAACAATATCATCGTCTTCTGTTTTAAAAGGTCTTGTCTGAACGCCAATCAAAGGATAACCTTTCTTTCTATTCTCATTGTCCGGGTCTTTTGTAAATAACAGAACCTTTTCTACATTTCCATAATAAGTTGTATCATAAGCTCCCGGACAATTCAATTGTTTAGGTAGCTTAATCATTGTCGTTTCGTCACTACTGAAAAGCTTAGCTCCGGATATACCTGTCTGATATTGAGTTCCATTCTGTGCGTTCCAAGTATAGCCATCATCAAAATATAAAGTCTCTGCCGAATATCTTAAATTCGATATTTTCTTTTGAGAAAGCATAGCGGTTTTTAACGCTCCATTCTTTTGGTCATCAGAAGTCAAACTTTGCGTGTTATTTAAAGAACCGTTTCTCTGCCATGGATAGACAACAAATCCATTAGGCTGTAGACCTGTCTTTATAAGTGCCTTTTCTGTATTATAGTAAGATTCGTCAAACCATAAAGGAAGATTAATAAATTCTCTCCAGGCTTCCTTTGATTGGTCTGAATATTGATTTTTTGTTAAAATATCATAACTGTAAAAACCTGCAGGAGATTCATAGCATTCTGGATCAGAAGTAGAAAAAGGCAATGTTGTAGTACTTGTATTAACATCTACATAAGACTGAGTAGCTGTTATAGGTACCGCGCCGACAATCCTAAATTTATAAGCCGACAAATCAATATTAACTACATCCGGATTAAACTCTATATCTGGCGAATGAAATGTAAACGTAGATTGGTCTACATAAAAATCTTCCTTTATACTCTTTACATACTCATCTACCGTCTTTGACATAGTAGAAATATAGTAAGGTGTTTCCGGAGGAGACCATATACATTGTATCTCTCCGTTATATTGGTCATTGCCCGGAATAGGACGATTATGCCTAAACTCTGCTGCCTGTCCATAAGACCTTATAGATGCCTTTGGAACAAGTCCCCGTGTAGGCGCATTTGGTCTTATGAACCATGAGGACTGAGCAAAAGGAGCATTCTCAAATCTGTCTTTTACATTATACACAGTAGGACAAACAACTCCCTGGCAAAGAACTTCCATATCATTTATTGAAGGATACACAATCACAGGTCTCACTCTTAAATAGCCTTTATCTATGATTTCCTGTATTACCGTTGCATCACTGAATGTATAAGATGCCGTAATAAGTTTTTCAAGAGCTCCGTCTTTTAATTCCGTCTTTACACTTTTATTATTCTGTACATCATTTATCCATATCGGGTCTGCCCATTTCCCTGTCTGATATTGGAATTGTAAACCGAATCTATACCATTCCTTGTACTTGAATGTAAGTATCTCGTTTGACGAATAATTTAAATGTCCGACATAAGGATAAACAGGTCCCTGGCCCGGAGTCTTCAAAGTCTTCTCTGTATCCAAATATCTTACAGTACCATGATAAAATGTTGATTTATAATCATCTAATGACCTGGACATAATCTTATAGTTTCCTATAAACAATGTATTCGCTTTTTGTCCTATTGCATTGGCAGAAACTTCTTCTCCTATCTTATATAACAAATCTGTATAGGCTATTGTATCGCCAATAGTTCCTGTATCTACAAAATAAACATATTTGCTTGCAGGTATTGGAATATTTGTTACGTGCCTGCATACAGGAGTTGTATCTATGCTCGTATGTTGAATAGAATAAATGGATACATAACCATAATTACTGTCCAGATTATCTAATTCTATCTTGAAAGAAGTTGTCACTTTATTTGTAGGACTTGCTCCTCTGTCTGCAAAAGATATATAATACAAAGGAGAATAATACAAGAATGCACTCTCCTGTGCATATTTATGTAAATAGGTTATCACATACTGTATTGTTCCGGAGTCAAACATTCCTGCGTTGAAAGACTTTGTTATTGTAATATCTTCTTTCATACTTAGTTTAGGAGTAAAATTAAATGAATCTTCTGTCCATTTATATCTTTCCTCGTCTATTTCAGCCACATTAATCACCCTAAGCGGATTCAGATTATCTATCCAATAAACCTTTTCAAGGTCTTCTGTCTCGTAGAAATTCAAAGTCTCAATAGGATATTTGTAGTTAAATCCCAAATCTCCGGAATACAAGACTTCTCCATTCAAGATATTGTCGGTAAACCATAATTTATAAATCTTATCGCTTCCATAATCATTTATATTTATGTTTCCTATACCTGAACTCGGGTCTATATCCGGAGACTCCGTTGACTTTGGGTCTATGTTGATATTCCTGTTACTTTTATCTCCTACCGTAAATACTATTAATTTATCATCTATTACCGACTGACCAATAGGAACACCCGTAAGACTGTCTCCTATCCCATTTATAGGATACTGTAATGTACCCTTCTCGTTTATTAAATCGGAATAAGTCTGGTCTTCTGAGGCTGTCAGTCGCATATTTCTTATATCATAGGCAAAAGTATTTTTAAATGAAGACGGACTTATGTCCTTCTGCATGCCTGCTATTTGAAAATCAAACTGTTTGTTCATATATTAGTGTAGTCTTAAATGTTCTTTATCACCCAAATCCTTAAATCCTCTCTCGAATGATGTAACGTTTTGAATTAATGTAGTCCAGCTGTTTGCAATAGATTCCATCTCACTTATTGACGGTATTGTAAATTCTGACTGACATTGTCCTGCCAGCCATCCATATTGCTGTTGTACATTGCTATAAACGTTCGCTGTGACCTTATTTAAGTCAAATAGTATAGTAAACTCTTCTTTCTTAATATAAGCCTCCAAAGCCTTTAAAAAGACCGCATTATCTATCAGCATAGGATAACCGTCCTCATCTACCGGAATAGCTTTATAAGAAACTTTTACATCTCCTTCCTTAAACGAAGTATAGATGATATTTCCCTGAGTCTTGAATGACAATTCAACTATCTGAGAAAACCTGTGAAAATCCTCACGGGGATTAAACTCGTCTGTCATAGCCCGAAGGCATCTTCTTGTTTTACAATCCTTTACCAAATTGATTGCCACCAAGTCACATGGCAATAATCCTCTAAAATCCTTTATTTCTATATCAACCTCTTTATCTACAAAGAATTTAGGCATTCCGACTATTCCTATAAAGTCCAATGTGTATTGCACAACCTGCTCTATATTAAGTCTTTGTAATAGCGGATGTCTTAATAGCCTTGATAATATTTCCTTGATTGATACGTATGATATGTTTTTAATCATCGTCTTTCTGTTTTATGTTATAACATTGAAAATCTCCTTGTCTTATTCTGTCTCTCAGCATCTTCTTCAAATTTCTACATGGATGGAAAGTCGTGAATGTCCTGTTTTTATAACAGCATTTCCCGTCTACTTTCTTATAATAAATCTTATAAGCATAATCCTGCTCTGTTCTTATCAAAGTCTTATTGGCTTTTGCTTCAGAGTCGCTAAACCATAATTTAAGTGTCTTGTCCCAATTTATCGGATGAGTATTAACTAATTTGCCCTTATCGTCAAAATAAACGGTTGTCTTATGCTTTCTTACATCAATTGTTCCCATCTTATTAGGAAAGGAAACTTCATTCCCTGCTATCAATAACTTGGCTAATTCTTCATTAATCCTTGTTATTGCCTTTAAACAGATATAGATATTCATCCTTTTTTCCTTATCCATCTCATGTAAGGCTCTTTGAACCAATGCTCTTGTCCTATATGTTGGCTGAAATCTTCTTGGCTTGTATCCAACATGACCATCAACCCTTCTTATCTCTTTCTGGAAATCTTCAAATGTTTGCATTATTGTTGTTGTTGTTGTTCCTGAGGACTTACAGACGTAGGGTCAACACCACCACCTCCTGTATTGAATGCCTTTACATCATCATTTGCATTGTTCAACTCATCCTCCTTAATATACAATGTTGTTCTTATTTCCTTGACAACATAAGCCACCAATGTGTTTATAAAATTCTCTTCTAAAGGAAATTCCCTGTCTAATATGTCACAGACTTTATTGTCGTCACATTGTAATTCATAAGCTTTAATGTCATCTTCAAAAATAGCTGTCATCTTTATCTTTTTAAGATATTTAACCTGCGGGTTTTTTGACCGAAGTATCAAATATCCTTCCGGATTTAACGAGGCATAAATGATATTTCTAAGATATTTATTATTGCCTACGTATTTCATTCTCTCTCTTGTTATATAGGTTATCTCTCCTGTGTAAAAATTTACAGGATAGATTTTCGTTATCCCTATTCCCAACAAGAATGGAACTTTCTCCGTGCTTTTCAGATAAAAATTATCAGCGCAAGCGTCCTCTACTGAAAAATTCAAATCCAAGCAAATGGTCTGATAATTGCTGTCACTCGTCTCTTTCTTTAAAGTATTATAATATTGCTTTAAAATAAACGCACGATATTTATTCAACAGGAACGATACATGATTCTCATTGAACATGGTATCATCAGTATCCATTTTTAGTTCATCTAAAACTAAATAAGTTAATTGTCTGTATGTACTCATATTTATATATATAAAAACTCTTGTACAAAAATACTTTTTTAGAGTCTCGTGTACAAGAGTTTTAATTATTTACTATTAAGGTACTTATCCTCTATTTATTACTACAAGAGAACAAGAATCCATCCTGTTTGTCAAGCCATGGAATAATACATGACGTACCTGCATAACATTCAAATGCTTTCTGTATGTTCGTATTATCCTCCTTTGTTATCATATCCTTACAATTTCCATTCATCAAATCATAAAGGAATGCCATAATCACCACCTTGAAAACTTCAGGATAAGCTTCATAGCCATCATTCTCAAGCTTTGTAAAGTAATTGGTGAATAGCGTGTACATATAATCATCCATGACAATTGCATTTTTTATTAACCACCGATACAGGAGTCTTAAAGAACAAATTCCAAAACTTTATTGCAGACAAATAATGTCCTGTCTTTATTGATACTTTATATGCCTCATATTGTAATATGAAATCTATAAAGTTTTCAGGCACGCAACAACGCTTGGTAATCTCCTTTACATAATAAATGGCTTTATTATAAAAGACTTCATTGTTATAACATACTCCGACTACCGTCTTTACATCTTGTCCGCATGGAACATCAGAAGAAGGAGTGCCCTTTGCAGTAAGATATACAAAGAACAAATCGTTAGATAAATCTGCCAGAACTTCATTTTTACTTATTGTTAAAGAAATTTCTTTCATATTGCCTTCAATAGTTTTTGTATATACAGGACTATCACTCGGACCTTCTTCTATATACGTACTTTGAGTGTCAATCTTCACTGTGTCAATATATACATCATCAAAATAACTGTCTGTCTTGACATGAGCTTCTAAAAGAATATTCGACTTGTCATCCGATATTTCTAATTTATCAATTATTATCATATTGTTATTTTTTATATAAAAAAAGAGAGATTATAAGTCTCTCTTTTAAAAGTAAATCAACTACCCGTTTAAGCTACTGACAATAAAGGAATGCTCAAACCTGTTGCGGTATTCAATGCCTTGATAATTGAATTGGTCAATACATTGCTCACTGCGTTTGTCTCACCAATCTTCGGAATAACCAAAGTACAGGTCTTTTGAGACTTCTGTACATCTTCGTTAGGACCAGCATAGAAATACTGAATATCCAAAGTATTATAAGCGATGGTAGAGTCAACCAAATAAGTAGTACGAATATTATGAGGGAAACCAATACTACGATAAATATCTCCACGCTCTCCCATATAGAAATATTCCATATCTGCGATGTTCTTGCCATTGTTCAATACAACTGTTGGTGTCTGTTCGGTAGTAGTACCCCAAATGCGTTCATCACCGTTATAAGTGATAGAAGCATACTGTACGGTAAAGTCTACAAAGGTCTGTGGGGTAATACCCAAAACCCATTCCTGCTCTGCTTCATTAATCAACACACCTGTATAAGTTCCTGTTAAATCAGATGCTTTTGTGTATGCTGTAACGTCAACAGGGTCAGATGCAGTCTGCAATTGGAAAGTCAGCATAGCTTCTGCGTCCTTGCAGAAATTCTTTGCCAACGAAATTGCCATCAATTTATAGAAATCAGATGCTGTCATACCGGAATAAGCGTGGACTGTACCATACTTTTGGGTAACATCTTCATCTGACATACCTACAAAGTGACGGAATACCAAACGTAGGATATAATCCTGACCACCGACTAAATTGCCTGAATTTACTTCAGTATTCAAAGTCACCAAAGTCTTTCTCAATGAGTGCTTCATGGTGTCTGCATCGGTAGCTTTAATTGACTCTACTTTACTCAAGTCAATCAAATCAGTTCTCAAAAGAGAATCTGCACCTTTGTATAAAAAATATAATTGTGTTTTTGCAGTGTCAACATCAATTGAGATGCTGCCTGCATCATCAGTGTCAACTACCTTAGGAGTTTTCAAAGGGGTCTCCTTTCCAACTACATAAAGATGTCTTGACTGATTTACGCTAAAAGTTGCCATATCTAAATTTTAATTTTTTGTTATTGTTGTTGTTGCTGAGCTCTCTGTTGCTGTGCCCCTCTCGGAGCCTGCGATACAGCCTTGGCTTTTAAAGCCATTGTTACTGCGCTTGTCAGTATCAATCTATGCAGGACAGGATTAAGCTCACACTCCGTTTTCTCTTTTATCCCGTTAATATCTGAGTCCGGTAAATAAGTCAATATAATAGGCTTAGGAGCTCTAATGTATCTGATAGTATAATTCTCTATCGTGTAATTTGAAACTATCTCTACTATATTATTATTGATATTAAGTCTTAAAACCCTTGACTTGTCCGGTCCTCTGAAAGGGTTCTTCTTAACTCTGTTGAACTCATCGTGTGTAGTAGGATAAACAAGAGCAACAGTTCCGTTTGCACATCCTAATGCCTCATCGTTGAACTTAACGCTTTCATAAATAACATACCACGCTTCAAGCGGTACTTTATAAAAGACTGATTTATCCGACATAGGCTCATATCCTGTCTCTTGTGTACTAATCACTGATGTTGTCACTAATGGGTCTAAATAAGACCTAAGAGCTTCAGTCCCTTCAAAGGCTGTTGCGCTTAAAGTCCCATTATACAATCCCTGTACAATATCTTCCTCTGATTTCGTCAGATATACAGATTTCTCGTATTCATCAAGGACCAAAGACTCAACATCTGCCGTGTCAGCATAACTGTAAAGTAGAGTATCAAACTCATTTGAAAATTCATCTGTTGTCATTATTCGCTTCTTTTACCTAATGCTATCTTATGTTCTATCGTCCCATCGTATGCTACTCTTGCAATCTCTGTTGCTCTTTGCAGTATCTCCGGATGAATGATAGGGTCTAATTCACACTCCGAAACAGCCGTCTGCCCGCTTATTGAAACACCATCATAATCAACTGTCAAATCTGCCAATATGATTGGCTGAGGTCTTTTCAAATATCTAATTTTGTAATCTGATAAAGTCTCATCGGCTTTAATGATGATTTCAGATACAAAAGAATCTTCTCCGGACGAATGCAGTAGTCTCCAACCTTGATTTTTGTAAGGCTGCTTGAACGGCTTTTGCATATACCATTCATAATCCATATAGCTTATAGGCAATATGGAAAGTCTCCTGCTGACGTTGTTCGCAGTGCTGACTCCCGTCTCATTAAGTATTAATAATATATCTTCAGGCATTGTGTACAAGACACTTCTGTCGTCATACTTAATGTATGTAGGAGAAGTATATTCTACAGGAGATGCCGTAACTATAAGATTTGAAAAATCCATGTGTCTTTTAGGACTACCATCTATGCCCTCTTGATACTGATTACCTTTTTTGTTAAAATAATTCTTTAGTAACTCATCCTGGGCTTTTGTTAAAAACACCGATTTTTCATACTCTGTCAAGCCGGGAGCTTGATTGCTCATAATATTATTATAAATAATATCAAACTCATGCGAAAATTCTTGTACTGTCATAACCTTACTGTTTTAATTTAGCTTGAATGGTAAACTTCATTTCTTGATTCTTAGGCAGATTGATAAACTTAGCTGCCACATTCAAAGTCGGCTCTTCACCTTCTCCACACAAAGGGGTATTTCCGTCTTTCAAGTACAAGTAATTTCCTCTATTGGAGATAATGCCTGCCTCTGTGGCTTTCTTAATCAATACTTTTGTTTGAAGCATCGGGTCTGTTACCACTTTCAAGAAGAACTTACCGTCTGACTGAATATAATCATTTGCCTGTGTCTGCAAGAACTCAAGTTTTACATTCTTAGAAGTAGGCTTTCCGCTGACTGTTTCAATAACGGTTCTCAATACATCGAAATCACTTTCAATCTTACCGAACTCCTTGTAACACATCATGGTACAACTCATATTTGACTTAGCCATCTTAGACTCCTCGTTCTCAGCGATAATAACAAACTGATAAGTAATCTTTGGCAAATCCTCCAACACTTGCAGTGAAGGAGCGATAAAGTCTTTATTAGCCAATAGAATCTTATATTTTATATAATCTTCCGGAATGGATAAATCAAGAAAATTATCCTGCTTTGTTAACCGTACTTGATTGATGCCGACATCATTGCTGTCATCCCAAAAATTATCAACCTTCTTGTAGATACTCAAAGCATTGTACTCTAAGCCCATAGCCTCTTCCAAACAAGCTTTTTCACTATTGGAAAGAATGTCATAATACATTCCGGAAGCTAATTTAGGAATAGTGAAAGTTCTTACTGAACCCTCAGACATTCCTCCTGCAAGAATATGTTTGGGATTGTTCCCCCAAATGCCTGTCAGCCGAGGAATAAATCTAACGATAACCCTCTCATTTCTCAAACAGTTTACGATGTCACCAGAACCTGCCATATCATTTTTTGACATAGCCGGAGTTGCTGCTCTCACCACCCGTTTAATGGGAACTTCTTTAAGAGGCAACTCTTCTTTTACATCTACTAAATCTAAATCAATTTTTTCACTTTCTACGTTGTCTACTACTTCTTTCTTTGCCATATATTAATACATTAAATAATTAACGTGTTTTTATTTATCCCTGCAAGATAGCTGGGATAAGTGACATTGTGCGAGTAGGGTCTAATACACAAATGCCAAGGGTAGCCATACGATGGATAATAGCACTATCCTCATCGAAGGACATATAAGGGTTACCCATTTCTCCGGTAAACGGATTTCTCAAACCCCACTGATAACCACGATACTCGTTATTACCCTTAATCTTACACTTAAAGATATTCGGCTGGTCCATAGTACCAATGTACATGATGTCATATCTGTAAGAATAAGCTACACCTCCGTTTGGATGCAAAATCTTATTACGTACAGGGTCATCATAGTATGGGTCAACATCCAACTTAACTCTCACACCATTAGGTGCTTTAAACTCTACGAATTGGAAACCTGCTGAAAGTGCGTTCTCATGCAAATTTGATTGTGTCTTCTGAATAACACCAATCGAATTGTTATCAAGCATAAACTGAGTCCAACCAGAAACAGTCTTCAATACTTCTTTATGAAATTGAATAGCACCACGTTCACCTGTCTTGATGATGAAATAACGGTCACCAAAATCCAACTTAGAAGCACTCAATTCATACAACGCATCTTCCAAATGTTTTAGACTGAAAGTATTGTAATACATAGTATTTGCAACTTCCATCTGCTCGAATACATTATGTTATCCTATTAGCTCTTTATCTAATAGTTCTTTATATTACTATAAAGTTCGGATTATATATTCATTTAGACTACAAATCTAAATGCAAAACTCTCGTGGAGCGTTATTAATTTAACGTTGGGAGATTTCTTCCCAAATTTTTAGTCTTTTTAAAAGTTCTTAATTTGACACCATTTCTTAAAAGTATTCTTCGTATTGTACTTTTGTTTTTGCCAAATTTAAAACCAATTTCTACTGTACTATAACCAATTTCATATAATCTTATTATTTCAGACTCGTCTTTGCTATTTGTTTTTTGCAAATCAACACCATAAGATATATTTAATTTCCTTAATAGATTAGTAATATTTGGTATTCCGGTATGAAGCATTTTTGCGATGCTATAAGCTGGAATGCCAGATTTAAATAAATTTACTATAAATGTATCATTTAAATCTTCTTTTGTTCGGACAACATTACCACCAATAGAAATATTATAACCACATTTATTGTCTGTTGAATTAAAAAAAGAAATCCAATACATTTCTCTCTCATTTAATTCTGATGACAAACATTCTTCAAGAAGTTCTATATAAAAATTCTGTTCACCATATTTTCTTATCGCTTTCCCTATGACATAATCTTTATCATGTCTCGCTGCTGATAAATGGTTCTGAAATCTAAGCTTTATACTAACCGTAGTCTGACCTACATAGACTTTAGTATTAACTTTATTTCGTATTATATATATTCTTCCAAATTTAGTCATAATATAAAAAGGTTCAATCTCTAATCTCTACACTACTATAAACCCTTTAAATTTATAGTTAGCTCGGTATTATCCTAAAGAGGACTTTTACCGATTTAGTTTTGTTAATTTTTATTTTGTCACTGCATCTTCATGCAGCCAGCAGACCTACTCGAGTAGTTAAACCTGCACCTGTCTTAATTACATTACCAGACTTGCCGATATTCTTGTATTCACCATTGTTGTTACGGTTGCTTCTGCCAAATGCCAATGCGTTGTTTTTGTATTCTGAGAATTGAGTCTCAACCTCATAGTCTACATAGTGCATCCACATATTAACAGTGTCTTTCTTATAGCCACCCGTAGTTTCTTTTGAAATAGGAATACCAACTGCCAATTTTTTATTCAACATCGAACCGGAAACTTTATGCTGAATACGAACAACTGACCATTCGTTTCTCATAGAAACAGGAGAACTGAATCTTACATCACCAACTTTACGGCTCATTTCCTTCTCAACGAAAGCAGCCTCAACACTAAAACGTTCTCCTGCCAACAATCTTTCTGCTGGAACACCAATTGAGTTTCCACCAGCCAACTCTACTTTATAGACGTAATTGCTACCTTCTACTTTAGGGTCGCCCAAAACTCTGAACTGATAAATCTCATTTAAATTGCCTACTATGTATTCTCCATCAGCAAACCAATCTTCGCCAAATACCAAATAAAAAGGAGCTGTGCCTACACCTGTATTGGCTGAAGCTGCCGTTACAACTGTACCATTCTCATCTCTTGCCTCTACCAGAGGAATGTTTCTACG